GCATCTCCTCGAGACTAAGTCTCAAAGAGAGACTTAAGTCTCCTCGCGCGGCTTGTTAGCCGCAAGGCTCCTTAAAAAGGAGTCTTCCACCTGGTCTTGATGTCGACGGACACAGGACGTCCTGAATATAGTAAGTGCTCCCTGTCAGCGAAAGGCAAATCGCCGCGTTTAAGGAAGTACTTCATTAGGGCACCCAAGCCATCGAGGGAATTCCTCGGTAGCTTAGACGAAACGACACATCCCCTGACGAGAGGGACATGAAGTGTCGCGTGCATTCGCTCAGCCTTGTATGGCTCATACGAATAACGACCCAATATGGAAGATCCTGGTTCGACAACTGGGAAGGGTATTAAACCTTCGATTAAGCTGTCAAGCCAGTCTACGGTCTGAACGAAACCAGCCATAAAAAGCTGATTACGCAAAGATACCGTAGAAATGATCTCCACTATATCCTGCCGGGAGGTTGGGAGCATCTGGCGGACACGTGTCAATGACACGTCAACTCCGTCATAATATTCCTTTCCACAAGACTCACGGAACTTACCGTTCCAGAAAGACTTGTTACGATTCACCTTAAGTCCATAAGACTCAAGTGAATCGATCACGGCTTCCGCATATTCTACAGGGACGATTATATCATCTCCGTAGATGCGCACCCGACCGACTAATCCCTTCAAAAAACGAGGGAAGTTGTGCCGGCCTACTGGATGAGATTGACTCTCTATCCCCAACAAGACAGCGACCAAAAAGGTCATTGCCTCAAAAGGGAAACAGAGAGCCGAACCCATAGACGCGAATTTGGCCAGGCGTATAACGCCATAGCCATCAACGTCAGCCTTCCGTGAACGACACGCGTCCACCGCTCCCGCGAGGGAGGGGTAGCCGCGAGTCAGAGCACGTACATGCTGATTCGAAACGCGGTCGGAAGCTTCACTCAGATCGAGTGTAGCCAAGGTTCCATCTCTGGAACCAATTTGCGCCATTTGTCTGTTTTCAGACTGTGACGTAAATCCGATGAAGGGTGAGAGGGAGTCACTCCCCTCAATACCTTCCACCAAGACCTCCAAGAGAGACTGCTGTGCATATTGCATAGCAGTCGGCTCAACGGCGATCAAGCGTGGCGTTTTGAGCGTTTTAGGAACTGCTGTGACCTTAACAGGCCTTTCAGCTCCGGGTTCGAGGAAGTGAATTGTGATTGATTCTGCCATATAGGCAGAATAGGTATGAAAGAGGTATTTCCCAGATGGGAAGTACTTTTCTAACCTCACGGGCCATTCTCGTTGATTAAACTTCGCGTTTCCGCGGAGCTTGTCAACAGTGGCACCGGGTCCATGCTTCGGGAGGAGTTCTTCTTGATCAACCAAAAAGTTGATCTTGTCGAACAAATCTCCATAAAGCAGAGAGCCCATACGCTGGAAGTTGCTTTTTAAGGCACCTTCAAAATGCGTATCGCTCTCCTTCACTTCCTGCTCACACTCGATGTACCTCTGGAATGCCGCATCTGTTCGCTCTTTCGAGCATTCAAGTGCGATCTTGGCGCACGACAACGTAAGTTGCCGCAACGCCTTAATAGCCCAAAGGTCTGGTTCATCGAGAATCACACCAGTACTACGTTCAAAGACTAAGTCTAGGAACCCACCGAGAAATACGGGAGTTCCGCCTCTCCTCCGGAAACCGGAGAATTGGTCGAGACCTACATACCCCTGACTCAGGCCTTTTTCGAGGTCTTTGCCGAAGGTAGGTAGAGTTATCGTTAAAAACGATAACCCTTCGCTTTGAACGCGAGCCACGATTGTTTTATAATCGTAGCTGGTGCTAATGCGACCTTGCCCACAATCTGTGAGCAAGTATCGTAAGAACAACAATAGGCTTTTCATAGACTGCTCCTAATAGAGTTAGTTTATCCTAGCCATGTTGTCGATCAGGTCAAAATCGACCTAACAATCGCCACATTAGTGACGATTGCCGCGACGGTACCCACCTATAAAGATGGGCACCGCTATCACACAAAGAATAACGCTAAGCCAGAGAACGATACCCAAAAGGATACCGTCCACAGGCAATTGCGTCAATTCTCCCCGCCAAGAAGCTTGGCGAGATTGGCTCCGGAACTTGCGGTCAGCCAGGTCAAAAGACCTGTCACGATCGCCTGCGCCTCTGCCGCTGTAAACCCCGTTTGGGGAGTATCAATAACCAGGTAAGCACTCATAGAGTACTTAATATTCTGGGCACTGATCAGCGGGTCAGGCGCAATCTTGGAGTCATCCAGGCGAGCGGTCTGCCGAACCCTTTTCCCATACTGGGAAGAGACCGTCAGAACGTTCGAGCGATCACCTTCGGTGAAAACACCGGAGTTGGCGCCACTACCCGTTCTCGGAAGAGAATGGGCTGAACCTGAAATTGTGATAGACTGCGGATCACTGAATGCCATGGCATTGTCCTTACTTCGAGCGCCTCACGGCGCGCGCGGTACTACCCACGGGAAATCCCCGAGGACAGTGTTT